TGCAGATAATTTAAGTATCGAAACTCAGGCAGATTCTATTATGGACTTTACTGAGCAGAACCCATTTGGTACACCCTAAATATAATATACCAGGACTATAACAATGTTTGAATATTTTTATAACGAGATTTTGAGGAGGACCATCATATCCTTTGGTACTCTTTTTAATGGTATTACTGTTAAACAAGATGGTGGGGATATTAGAGTTCCTTTAGCCTATGGTCCTACACAAAAATTCTTAGCAAGACTTACGCAAACTCCAGATCTTAATAAGGCAACTGCAATTACTTTGCCACGTATGTCCTTTGAGTTTACAGGTCTTACTTATGATCCATCAAGAAAGGTTACTACTACTCAACAGTTTAGTGTAAAAGATGCTACTGATGGAACTGAATCTAAGAAAGCATATATGCCCGTTCCATATAATATGCAATTTGAACTTGCTATTATGTGTAAGTTAAATGATGATGCATTACAGATTGTAGAACAGATAGTTCCTTATTTCCAACCTGCTTATAATGTTACAGTTACTCTAGTAGATTCTATTAAGGAGAAAAGAGATATACCAATTGTATTAGAAAATATTACAATGCAGGATGATTATGAGGGAGACTTTACACAAAGAAGAGTTCTCCTTTATACTTTAAGATTTACAGCAAAGACCTACATGTTTGGTCCTGTTCAGGCTGCTACCAAGGACATCATCAAGAAGGCAACTGTTACTTATATTGCTGGTGGTGCAAAATCAGTCGAAAGAGATATACAGTATTCTGCTACTCCAAGAGCACTTAAGAGTTACACAGGAACTGTTCTTACTAACCTAGCAGCGAATGTAGAAATTGCTGATGATATAATTAAGGTTGATGATGCTAGTGGAATTACTGCTAATAGTACATCTCTAAGTTATCTGGATCTAGGTGGAGAACAGATATTCGTTAAGAGTAAGAGTGGTAATGATCTTAATGTAGAAAGAGGAAAAGATGGTACATCCATTGCTTCTCATCTTAAAGGAGATCCACTTAAGTCCATCACTAATGCTGATGATGATTTAATTCCATTAGGTGATGATTTTGGATTTGATGGTACTACCACTGGGTTTGCTGATTAATTATGGCAACAGAATTTACTAAATTAGATAAAACTTTTAATGTTGCTGCAGAAGTAGTAAAGGAAGAAAAGGCGGAAGTAATTCCTAAGGAGAAACCTGATAGACTTACTAAAGATGATATTGAGAAGGATTATGAGTATACAAGAGGTAATCTTTATAGTATAATAGAGAAAGGACAAGAAGCTATTAATGGTATTTTGGAACTTGCTCAAGAAAGTGACATGCCGAGAGCATATGAAGTAGCAGGACAATTAATTAAAAGTGTGTCTGATGCAACTGATAAGTTAATGGATCTTCAGAAAAAACTTAAAGATGTTAATGAAGAGCAGCAAGCAAAAGGACCATCCACAGTTAATAATGCACTTTTTGTTGGATCTACTGCAGATTTGGCAAAATTGATAAAGGGAGAAACCCCGAAAAAAGACTGAATAAATATATTTGTAGATGGAGTATAAATTAGGTGCCACTTAAGAAACCGTCAGAATTTTATATTAAGAATCCTTCCACTTCTATGGATGAAGTTAAGGAGGGTCTTAATGTTGCTGCACCTGAAAAGATAGAGAATCTATCTGAAGCATTTAATGTTTTTAAGACCAATTTAAATCATATACAATCAATTTCAGACTTTACTAATAAGTTTGATAGTTTTGAGAATAATGTTCAGAAGGTGGAACTGTTATCTCAGAATGTAGAAGAGATACGAGAAAATATTGATGCTCTTATTAAGCAAGAAGATTTAGATGAGGCCATGACGGCACATCTTTTCTTTGTAGAAGAATCAATAAAGAATGTTCAGGATAAGGTAAAGACTCTAAACTCTAAGAGTATCTTAGAAATTAAAAAAGATTTTTCTTCGTTAACAGAAACAGTAAATGATTTTATAGGTGTAGAAGTACCTGCATATAAGACATTAATTGTAGATTCTGAAACTAGAGTTGATAGTAGGTTTAATAATTTTAAAGAAGATTTAACTTCTCAAGTTGAGGGTGTTCATAAAGAAATACAATCTAATCTTGCTCAAGTAACTAAAAATATTGACTCTATCAATGAAAAGAAAGTTTCTTCAGTCAAGGAAGAAGTTAAAGGTATTGGTAGTAAAGTAGAAAATTTAATAGAAAAAGTTTTACCATCATATAAAAAATTCTTTGCTGATACTCAAGTAAATGTAGAAGAAAGAATTTCTCATGTGAGTGATACTGCTAAAGAAATTGAGGAACAATATCAGTCTAATATTAATGATATAAAAGAAAAATTTAATGAATTTGTCGGTCAGGAAGTTCCTAAGTATAAGAGTCTTTTAGTAGAAACTAAAGTAAAGACTGAGAAGGAAGTTAAGGAAATATCTAATGAGATGGGTGTAAGGATTTCTCTTATCAATAGAAGTGTTGAAGATCTTCAGGAAAGAGTTGATAATAAAGAGATAGAACTTGATAAGAATTTGCTTAAGAAAACTGAAGAGATTGAGGAGTTACTTGAGGATTTGACATCATTATCATCTACATATGATACTCTCCAAAAGGACTTTAAACAAAGAGAAGTTAGTGAAAATAAGAAGTTAGAAAATTATGAGAAGAGAATTAATCAAGTAGAAGAAACTCTTTCTAATGAAATCTTAGAATTACAAGAGAACTTAGATACTAGTACTTCTAAGTATTATCAGGAGATGAAGGATACTTTAGTTCCTGCAGTTGTTAGTTTTGAGAAGAATTTAACTGAAAAACTTAAAGATCTAAATGTTAACTTTACTGTTAATGAAAAACATGTTCAGGATCTCCAAAAAGAATTTAAAGATCTTGTAGAGAAATTAAGAGTTGATGAATTAGAGGAGAGAAGTGATAATCTTACTCAGAAGATTGATAAATTAGAAGATGTTTTAGAGAAGTTTAATGATGAGCAACAGCAACTAACAGAAGGTCTTTTAAATATACCTCCTAATGTAGATAATCAAGATCCATTAACTCCATTAGACCAGACTTATGTAACTCATGAGAAATTAGCAGAACATTATAGATTATTCATTAATAGAGTTCAACAACAACTATCCACTATAGGTGGAGGTGGTGAGGTATTTCTTGCTCGTATGCAGGATGTTGCGGTTGGAGCAGGTATCCAAACAAACAACTGGGTTTTATCATGGGATACAAGTATTAAGATGTTTACACCTTCAGCAGGTGGTTCAGCAGGTGCTGCTGGTACTTGGGCATCTAATAGTATAGGTGTTAGTACAACTAAGAATGTAGGTATTGCTACAACTGCTAGAACTGAATATTCATTATATGTTGGTAAAGGACCTACTGCTGGTTCTGCTACAACTACTGTAGTTGCTTACTTTGATGGTGATATTTCAGTTGGTGGTACTATCTTTAAAGAGAATGTAAAGAATGTAGATTCTATTGGTCTTGTTACTGCTAGAAGTGGGGTTGATATAGGATATGATTATGATGGTGGTACTGGTATTGGTGCTACTTTAACTTCTGGTGGAGATGCTATATTTGCTGGTATTGTTACTGCTTCTATTGGTCTTGTTCCTCCTGTAATAACCACTTCATCTAGAGATAGTACTGGTATAACTACAGCAACTGGATCTATTATCTACAATACAACCACTGCACAATTAGAAGTTTATAGTGGTTCTGCTTGGGTTGGTGTTGGTGCTGTTAATAACCTCACAATTTCTAACCTATAATGAAAAGGTTTCGGGACTTTAATGAAGATTTGACATGTCCCGTAGGAATGAAGTATGATAAAAAATTAAAGATTTGTGTTCCTTTGATTAGGAATCATAGTAATAGATGGTGGGCGACTCGTGCTCCCAATAAAGATCACAGTGGAGAAAATGGCAACGGTAACGGAAATTCTAACGGACATGCCAATGGGGGAAATGGTAATGGTAATGGTGGTAACGGCTCTGGCGGTAATGGGGGTGGTAATGGCGGTAATGGTGGCACCTAGATAAATATATGCTATAATATTCATGAATACCTTATTACATTATGAGCGAAGAATTTACACGCATTGCCAATGCTCTTGAAAGAATTGCTAATTCTTTAGAACATTTGCATATTGAACAAATTGATCATGCTCACATTGATGATATTGGTGAGATACATGGTGATGTAGTCACTCATCCTAAGCAATTTTAATTATGTCTAAACAACAAAAACTTAAGTTTACTATTCGACAGGATGGTTATGTTACTGAAGAAGTTTTCGGTGCTATAGGTAATGAATGTCAAGAAATAACTAAATCTATAGAAGCAAAACTTGGAGAAGTTGCTTATGTAGAAACCAAACCTGAATACTATCAATCACAAGAAAATGTCACACTTCAGCGCAATCAAAACGAAAATCAGGAACAAACCTGAATTACAGGAAGCATTAGAACTACTACAATATACTGTAGTAGAGGATCAAGAATTGAGAGTGACTGGTGCTCATGGAATTAAGCATGAGACTGTAACTGCCGATCTTGCTATTGCTAAGGATATTGGTTTTAGATTAAATCCAATGACAAATGAGTATGAATTAGTTGCTGATTTAGAAACTTGGAATCAACCTATTCCAGTAGAAAGGTTTATTGATAAAGTAAATCAACAATATGCTCGTATGACTATTCATAATAGTGTAAAGAAGATGGGATTTCAGATAGAAGAAGAGTGGGAAATGGATGATAATTCTATAGAATTGGTGGTTACTCGTTGGGATTGATAAATACCCTTGGAGACTTGCGTTCTTTCAATGAAATCTCTTAAACAATTTAAAGAGTCTGTAAAGATAGAAGATGCTAATGGTAATCTTTCTGCAGAAATAATTGACATTATTAAACCCGAACCAATGAAAACCACTTATAATAATATTAAGTGGGAAGATTTGAGTGAAGTTAGAAGAATGCCAAATTACAATAAGCCAGGAAATATAATACAAATTCATTTAGCATGGAGAGGAAAGACATTTGTTATTCAGATGTTTTTTCCTTCAGTTAAGAAACCTTCTAGGAAAGAAGTTATAGATCAGATGCAAAAGGTATATCCTGGTGCTAGACTTTGGAGTTATGATGTTACTGAGTACAATGCGGGGGAACCAATTCTTCAGGCAGGAGATTAGATTATGCCTTTAACTGGTTATGATGATGTATATCTTGGCAATCCCAATCTAAAGAAAGCCAATACTAAATTAGAATTTACACAAGAACAAATTCTTGAGTTTGTTGCTTGTAAGAATGATCCTGTTTATTTTGCTAAACAGCATGTAAAGATTGTTAGTTTGGATGAAGGTCTTGTACCTTTTGAACCTTATGATTTCCAAGAGAAGTTAATACAAAATTTTCACGAGAATAGATTTAATATATGTAAGATGCCTCGTCAGACTGGTAAGTCTACAACTTCGGTATCATACTTATTACATTATGCTGTTTTTAATGATAATGTTAATATAGGTATTCTTGCTAACAAAGCAGCAACTGCCAGAGATTTATTGGGTAGATTACAAACTGCATATGAGAATTTGCCTAAATGGATGCAACAAGGTATTATATCATGGAACAAAGGTAGTTTAGAACTAGAGAATGGATCAAAGATACTGGCTGCTTCTACGTCTGCAAGTGCTGTCCGAGGTATGTCATTTAACATCCTCTTTCTCGACGAGTTCGCTTTCGTCCCGAATCACATTGCTGACTCGTTCTTTGCCTCTGTGTATCCTACTATTACGTCTGGTAAATCAACGAAAGTAATAATGGTTTCAACGCCACATGGTATGAATCATTTCTACCGTATGTGGCATGATGCAGAAAGGAAACTAAATGAATATGTTCCCACGTCAGTCCATTGGTCAGAAGTTCCAGGTAGGGATGAGAAGTGGAGACAACAGACCATTGCAAACACTTCAGAACAACAGTTTAAGGTTGAGTTTGAATGTGAGTTCTTAGGATCTGTAGATACTTTAATTAATCCAGCTAAATTAAGAGCATTAGTATATGATAACCCACTTAAATCCAGTAATGGTTTAGATGTTTATGCAGAACCAGTAAAAGATCATGAATATATGTGTACGGTGGACGTTGCGAGAGGTATGGAAGGTGATTATTCTGCATTTATAATTGTAGACATTACCACTTATCCCCATCAGGTAGTTGCAAAGTATAAGAATAATGAAATTAAACCTATGTTATTCCCATCTATTATTCATGATGCGGTAAGGGCATATAATAAATCATGGGTTCTCTGTGAAGTAAATGATATTGGTGATCAGGTTGCAGCTATTCTTAACTATGATCTTGAGTATCCAAATCTACTTCAATGTTCTATGAGGGGTAGGGCTGGTCAAATTGTTGGTCAAGGATTCTCAGGTAAGAAAACTCAATTAGGAGTCAAGATGTCTAAGGCAGTAAAAGCTCTTGGATGTTCTAACCTTAAGACCATGATTGAGGCTGATAAGGTTTTATTTAACGACTATGATATCATAAGTGAGTTAACAACCTTTATTCAGAAAAGAAATTCATTTGAGGCAGAAGAAGGATGTAATGATGATCTTGCCATGTGTCTTGTAATATATGCATGGATGGTAGATCAAGATTACTTCAAGGAACTAACAGATCAGGATGTAAGAAAGAGATTATATGATGATCAGAAGGAACAGATAGAACAAGATATGGCTCCATTTGGTTTTATATCTACTGCATTAGATGAAGATGAATTTGTAGATGAGAATGGTGATAGATGGTCATCAGCTGATAGGGAAGATATAAATTCTACCTACGGTGACATGAGTTTTATGTGGGAATATCATTAATGGATCTAGATGACCAATTTGAATTGGAACATTTGTTTCTACAAGAAAGAAAGTGTAGAGTATGTGGAGAACAGAAGAATCTTATAGAAGGATTCTATTTAACTAGGAAGAATAGAAAAGCTGTAGCTTCCTCATATTCATATGAATGTAAACCATGTACTATAAAAAGAATCAAAGAAAGTAGAAATATAACAAGGAATCAATGGATATATCCAGATTGGTGATGTTCATGCATTGTTTCCCCATTTGTAATTAAAGCAAATAATAAATAAATTTAGATAAAATACTGACTCGCAGAGGAAACAGATGGCTGGTTTAGGCTTAGTATCTCCAGGGATTAAAGTAAAAGAAGTTGATCTCACAAGGGGTGGAATTACTGGTGTAAGCGACCAGACTGGTGCGATTGCTGGGCCTTTCGTCAAAGGGCCAGTTGAAGATCCACAATTAATAGAAGGTGAAAAGGACTTAGTAGATACTTTTGGGGAACCCCAAGAGACTAGTTCCCAATACGAATATTGGTTATCCGCAGCATCATACCTTTCATATGGTGGAGCATTAAGGGTAGTAAGAACAAATGGTACTAGTCTTAATAATGCAAATGCTGCTGTTGCAACTGGTGCAGCATCATCATTGACAAGTTTAAAGATTAAGAATACAGACGATTATTTTAATTCTTATGCTTCAGGGACTACATGGTATTACGCCGCAAAGAATCCTGGTACTTGGGCAAATGGATTAAAGGTTTGTGTAATAGATGCTAAGTCAGATCAAACACTTACTGGTATTAATACTGCAGGTATTGTAGTTGGTGCTGGTATTACTCAAGCACTTGCTGGAGCAACTGTTGGTGGTATTGGTACTTCATTAACACTTAACGGACATCTTAGTGGTACTGTTACTAACGTTGGTACTTCTAGTATTGATGTTAAGATCGTTAGTGAAGTTGCAGTTGGTGGAAGTGTCACTGCTGCAGATTATACAAAGGAAGGTGCATATGAATTTAAAACAACACGTAATTGTTATATTGCAGGTGCAACTGGTGCGGCTAGTACATCAGTAACTGTTACTAGAACTACTGCGGGAACAAACCAAGGTACTCTTACTACAGGTGAAAATATAAAACTACTGAATAAGTCAGCAGCAACTTCAGTTGATAACGCTGGTGGTGCTGCGT